AGAGCAATGATCATATTGCGCTCATCCACAAAGGTTGAGATGTCAATTAGAGCGTTTTCCAACGAAGTTTCGTTGAGGTCTGCTGGTGTTGACGGCTCATTGCGGAAAGTACCACCACCTGAAAGTGGGTGAACTAAAGAGCAAAGTTCTACGCCATCGCCGCCAGTAAAGCTAGAATTGAACGCGTTGTTCAATACTGATGCAGCTTTTACTTGCTTTGTGTGGGCCATAGAACGGGCCAGTGCTTTAGTATAACGCGCACCAAGACGATCATAAAGATTGTCTTCGATTGCTTCTTCAGTCAGTGCGAATGCAAGCGCTACAGTCTCGTGTGAGTAACGAGCAGTGTAGGCTTCATTTGCGTTATCAAAAGCAATGCCAGCACCTTCGGATTTTGTGGGAGCATTCCCAAATCCGACGAGCATAACCTCTTCTTCAAAAGCACGATCTGAAGTTTCTGTGTCAAAGATTTCAGCATGTTCGCCTTCGTAACGATCATACTCCATACCGAACAGGGCGTTGAGGCCCGGCTCTAGTTCTTTAACTAATTGTGAACGTGAAATAGCCATGATTCAATATCCCTATGCTAACCCAGCGCCTTTAACGCCGAATATATGATTTTGAATGACAACTTTTACATTCGTATTTGCTGATCCCACATCGCTATTCTCAGGGTCTTGAGAAATATCAATAGCCTTGAGGGAAAGCGTAGTTGCAGTTCCTCCATCAGTTACTTTCAATTCAGAGCCTGAAATACCAGTAGTTGTACTACCAGCGCTTGTGTAAACAACGTCGAAATTACCAAACAAGTCAGCAACTGGAAATGCTGCATCTGCTTGCACTTCAAAGATAACCATTGGGTCATCAATGATGAAGGCAATAAGATCAGAAGCATTAGTGCTTGCAGGGTAAAAATTAGAGAACTTTTGCTCTCCAGTTGTAGGGTCAGTATATTGACATCCGTTAAATACGCCAACAATAGGTACAGTCCCGCCATCGGCGTGAATTTCCACTGTTCCACCAGTTACTTGCATAACCATGTCACCTTGGAAAATAGCTGTCCCGTAGTTTGCGGCGATTCTGTATCGGCTTTGTCCACCAGTGTAGGGAGTTCCCCCTACGCGTCCAATGGGGCGTAAGCCGAAGGCAGCGTCTTGATTCGCCATTGTTACTCTCCTTCAGAGTTTCCGCGTCCCTTTTGTCCAAAGGAAACGGATGATTTACGTTGTGGACTCAGCTTAGGCATGGCTGGATTGTTTTCACGCATCCAATCACGATCTACTGCGTCCATTTGATTCTGTGCTACACTTTGATAGTGTGCATTCCGCTGCTCGGCCAGTTCAACAGGGATGCGAGCGAGAACAAGTCCACCGACACCAATAGTGCCAGCGTTGCGTCCCTCATCTATTACTGGGCCAACATAATCGGGGTATTCCTCTGCGCGAACGAGGTCCCATCCTTCTTGCCGTTTTTTATGTACGTTAGTCTTATCGTCGAATTCCATTACAGATTCGCGTATCCAACGGTGTTTGAAACCGATTGGGGGTTCGGGTGCTTCTAGGGCAGAACCCGGACGCCATTGTTGTAGGCGCTGTGCGCTCTCCCGCGTGTTTGATTCGCGTGATGTCCTGTCTGCCATTTTATTCACTCCGTCTATTATCTATTTTAGCTACTTCTCTCGCGTACTTTTCGAGTGGTATTCTCATTTTCTTCGCAAAAGCAACTTGACCCGGCGATAATTCTACCGATTTTTTCCGCCCTGATTTTATTGACCGTCCGTTTCCAGACGCGGGAGCAACAGTCTGGGCGTTGGACCGTTTCTCCTTAAACTTTTGAGGCATTTCCTTACGCATACGCGAGTCGATTTCTTTATAGTAATCGTCTGACGTAGGATCGTAGTCCTCTTCTAAAACTAAAGTTTCATGAATAGCCTGAGCAGTTCGCGTCATAATGCGATCATTGCCAAACCAACTATTCTTATCAAGCCAACTATCTAGCTTCCTATCACGAGCAGGAGCGGCTTGCTGTTGCTGTTGAGGCTGCTGTTGAACTTGCTGCTGTTGTTGCTGCTGTTGCTGTTGCTCTTGACCCTGACGTTCAATTTGAGTTTTTTGAGAACGAACCTTGTCTTTGGCTACAGCAATCTGAGCAAGAGCCTGTTGAGCTTTAGCAGCACGATCATAATCGCCAGCTTCACTTGCTTCAGCATAAGCACGGGTTGCTTGAGCTTCTTGAGCTTTTAAACGCCCTTCAGCTTCTGAATTGTAGCCTGCGCTAACTTGTTGCAGGCGAGTCTTCATAGACTCGTTTTCTTTTTGAATTTTATCAGCATATTCATATGCAGCCTGAGCTTCCTCAGAGGCTTGCTTACGTTTTGCTGTTAATTGATTGATTCGACGCTTTACAGAATCGCTATAGTTGTCTAGCTCATCGTCGCCAGATGATTTATTGCGAACATTTGTTCGGCTTTCATCTTCGTCGTCGTCGAGAGATAAATCAGTATCATCTACTTGATCATCTTCAACTTCAACAGAAGTACCGCTTTCAAATTCTTCATCGTCGCGAATGTCTTCAGACATAGCCATTTTCCTTGCTCTCCATTATCTTATACATAAGAAATATCCTTCGGGTCAAGGATTGTTGAGATAATATTATCGTCATTTATAATACGAACCTCAAGTCCTTCCACTTTGAACCTATTTCCACTATATCTTCCTATAAGAACCCAATCTTTCTCGCTACACCAAGGACCACTTGGGAACTTTTGGGCATCGCTATATGCGTCTGGGCCTAGTTTCACAACGTAGGCTGCAACAGTAGCGAAAGATTCACGCTCGCGAACAGCATCAGGAACAATAATTCCGCCCTTTGTCTTCTCGCTAGGATAATAAGGAATGATGAGGACGCGGTAGCCTGTAGGCTGTGGCAGTCGCTCTAAAGATGATTGCTCCATTTCAGAAGGATCATCTGTGTTTTTGCTTTTGGCACCTTTGCCAAATGCGTTTTCAATTGGTTGAGGTAGCTCTGAGGCTCCCTTAATTGCCTTATTCGCTGACTTTGCAACGTGTTCTGGCACAAATAACTTTTTAGTCATCCGCGTACTCTATACCTTTCATCGCAGCTTTGAGTTCTTCCTCAACGTAGGCCATGCCGCGTATTTCGCCCACAAGATACCGATACTCCTCAAAAGTTTGTATCGAACCGTCCGCAAGCCTGTCTTTTAAACGGGCATCGCGCTCGCGAATGCTTTTAAATAGATATTCTGCTAAATGTAGTGCATCCATACCGCATATAGTATGCTACCGTGCGGGAGATACAAGTAGAAATACCAAGAAATCATAAAATTCCTTGGAATCTCTGGGGTCTTGCAATTTTACTAAATCTACTTAGATTTTTTGAATTTTGTTTTTTTCTTTTTGGCAGGCTTTTTAGTCCACGCTTCGTTTTCTGGTGTGGCTGGGTTGTCTGCAACAAAGTGTCCGTTTTCATCACGCGCCCTCACTTCTTCAACAACTACTTCTACAACAGGTTCTGCTATGGGAGTCCCACGCTTTGCTGCACGAATTTGTTCAACCATCTTATCTCTTACTGATCCCATTTTATTGGTTCCTTGTGTTAGAGTTTAAAGCCGCAATATCTCGCTGAGTTTGAATGCGGTCTTCTGCAATTCTAGTCTTATCCGATAATGCTGCTTCTGAAATATCAATACGTTGCTGCGCGGTAAGAACGTCATTCTGTTCTCTTTCACGAGCAAACTCTTGCTTTATTTCAAATTCAGCTTCTTTGCGCTGCAAGTCAGCCGCCTTCAACTGAAGCTCTTGGTTCCTGATGTCCACAAGAGGGTCAGACTGTTCAGGTGGAGTAACCGCCTGCACAAGCTCTTCTGTAAGATCAGCAATGATCTGTGCTGCAAGAGAATCAATCTGAGGCTTAAACTGAGCCATAGGATCAGGAGGAGGTTGTTGACCTTGTTGTCCACCCATCTGGCCTTGCTGTTGCATCATCTGAGCTTGTTGCTGCATCATCTGCATTTGTTCTGGTGGTATCTGAGACATAACTTCCTGCTGTGCCTGTGCTTCTGCCAGTAGACCAATATGCTCCTGAATGTGGCCCTGTAGAACCATAATAGCTTGTTGGTTAAGCTGCATCGCAGGAGTGGACATAACGGCCATGTGAGCCTCTATGTGAGCCTCGTGATCCTGCTCTGGGAATGCCTGCAAAGGAGCGCCCATTAAAGCGTTCTGGTTTTCCTTAGAAGGGTTCACAGGAGGAGGTGGAGGAGGTGGTGGTGGCAATATGCCCTCAATGTTCGTAACACCTAACGCTTCGTACATTTTACGATACGCTTGATATAAACCCTGTGGGCCACCGTGTATCTGCGGATTTGACTGAACCAACTGCAACTCTGTTTGTGCCAAGGCAATGCGCTGGGACATAGAGAAGATGTTAGGATCAGAAACAGGCAGAACATCTACACGAGCGTCAAAGTCTTGCGCGAAGATTTCAGGACCCATCTGCATATCTGCTTGATATGGATAAGACTGAACTGTCTCTGAGAAAATCTTAGACAGAAGCTTAAACTCAATCCTCTGAGAATAATGCAACCGTTTATGAATCGCAGACATAACCTTCGTGCCACGCTCCATGATAGCCATAGTCGTGCCAACAGGCGTATCTCCGCCCATCTCACCAATCTTCATGTCAGCCATTGATGCAAACCTACGTCCAGCATCAACAAGCGTGCCTAGAAGGTTATAGAGCGTCCCTGAAGGCTCCTTGAATGGGAGGGGCATCAAAGAGCCTTGCAGGGTGCCTCCAACCACATCAATATCGCGGAACTCACCGGGTTGAAGGGGAGAATCCTCATCGCGGATACGAGCGCCACGGGCTTTAAAGCCTGCTGGTAGGTTAGAGAGCGTGCCTGCATCTATAAGCTGACGCAGGATAGACGTAGAAGCTTGAGCTAAACCACCAATCATGTGAGTTAAGCCAAGCCCATAAAAACCTAGCCCCGGCAAAAATTTATAATGTACAAAATATTGCTTCGCACGCTTCATAGGGTCCATAGGGTCATAATTCCTACGCACCGATAAAACATCGCCAGAATCAGCAATAACAGTTACGATATATGGAAGCTTCAAACCTGTAGGCTCTTCATCAGGGCCTAAATCCTCAAAACCATCAATATCCAACGCTGTATGAACTTCGTACAATGTAAGCTCTTCAGAAGGACCAGAAGGATGAATGCCTTGAATGTCATCAATCGACTCTTCAACTTCACCCATAGAAGAATCTTCACCTTCACCATCGTTAGGAAGGTCTATGTCACGATAAAAACCAGCAAGTTGCAACTTACGAATCTCGTTA